ACATTGCTTCAACATAGTCTTTAGCGTGTCCCCAATCCCTAAGGGCGTTGAGGTTTCCAAGTTGGAGATCACTCTGGAGTCCCACACTAATTCTGGACAAGGCTCTGACGATCTTGCGCGTAACAAACGTCTCTCCTCTACGACTACTCTCGTGGTTGAATAGAATGCCGCTACTAGCGTGCATATCATAACTCTCCCTGTAGTTCTTGATGATCCAGAATCCGTATAGCTTTGCTACTCCATAAGGAGAACGTGGATACATTGGAGTTGTTTCCTTCTGTGGCGTCTCCTGCACTAGACCATATAACTCACTGGTACTTGCCTGGTAGATACGAACACGACTTTCCATACCAAGTAGGCGCACTGCTTCAAGGACTCGTAGAGTGCCGAGTGCATCTGTGTTTGCTGTATACTCTGGCTGATCAAAAGAAACCTTGACGTGGCTCTGTGCTCCTAGGTTATAAATCTCTTCCGGCTCTACCTTTTTGATGATGGATACAATACCCAAAGCATCAGTCAAGTCACCATAATGTAGTGTGATGCGGTCAAAGATATGGTCAATCCTATGGGTGTTGATCATAGAAGCACGACGGATGATACCGTGAACCTCATAGCCTTTCTCAAGGAGTAGTTCAGCTAGGTAAGACCCGTCTTGTCCTGTGATCCCAGTAATAAGGGCAACTTTACTCATTACAAATTATCATTATATGGATACATTATAGCATATTAGATGTGATAACGGTCATCCATAAACTGAACTAGGTCATCCTTGTATGCTATCTTCACATTGGCTGTCGCACCACCTAACCACCAAGCGACTTCGGTGTAGGTACTCAATAGTGATCCAATGATTGTTTTGTTCTCAGCCAGTAGCAGTAGGTTGATAAGGTGGTACTCATACTCATCTTCCATTGGGAGTGTGATAAACCTATCGGCACCGAATGCACCTACCAATGACTTCTCTACCCGCACGTCATCCGTAGCTAGAAAGAACCTAGAATTTGGATATAGACTAATTAGATCAGCGTAATTTTGGAGATCAAAGAGAGAAGGCTTTCTCCACATACAATCATACCAAGACCTGATGTGTAGAGACACTGTGTTCTCATCAAAATGCTTATTCTTGAATGTTTGTACCTGATCAACTATGTGATCTGTAAATTGTAATCCTTTGAAAAGAGCACTATACTCTTGCTTTAGCTTCTCTGGAATCCTCTGAAACTCAAAGTCAATACCAACACCGTTAGGATCAAAGCCATAATGCTGACTGACTCTATACTGATTAGGATACTTCTGCTTCTTACAGTATTCAAAGACGGCATCCTTGTTAGTAAATCCTTCGGGGACTTCATTGTCCACAAGAGCTAGACGCCAGCGACCATCTCTCCAATCTCTCTCAGCATATGAATCAACTTCATTGAGACCAGTGATGTAATGGCTCAACTCTCTGTACTTGAATATATCACTCGGCTCCCAAAATACTGTTGGATTCTCTGCAAGTCTATTCACACTAACAATCTTCTTCAATCTGGAGGCTAGACCGTGACCTTTTTCACATACGCTGGTCAGATCTTGCGTAAACTTATCACGAACTATTAGCATAATATAGTGAAAACAGTATTTATTGACTCAATTATAGCACAAAAAAGCACCCCCTAAGGAGTGCTACGAGTGAGTTTCATGCTCGCCACTTTGTCTTTACCTGAACAAAGAAACAGGGCGGTGGATTCCACCCGCACCACCAGTTCTTGAAAGGAAACTGGAAACCTAGCGAAACCCGCCACCACTCTCGTTAAGGTGAGAGAACCTTGCTACGACGCGCCAGTCGGCATCTTTAGTGTGCATCCGACAAGCACAGGGTCCCCCGAAGGATGACTCCACCACCTAGTCTTTATAGAACTAGGAAACTAAGACCTGATATAGCTTGGTCACATCCATTGTTCCGAAGACCAATTCAAGTGCGACCACATCCCACAAGCCTAAACATACTGCAAAGGGAAGAATAAGTGTGCCGCCAATGATTTTTATAATCAGTGCAGGCTCAGTACTTCCCCACAGTAACGTGAAGTGTCCTATTACTAGTAGTGTGTTTCCAATGTAGCGTAAAAAAGAAGTAGCTTTCATTGTGATAAGATGTGAATAGGACTCGTCAGGTCTCTTTTAGAGTCTTACCGAGACTAGATATTAGTAGGGGCTTACTACAGTATCTTTGACGTATGCAGGATCACCACATAACCATTTCGCATATTCAATATCTTCCATCGCTAGCATACACTGCATTTGATTATCAAAGAGATATTCGTCGCTCCATCGCTTAGTATAGAAATCTTGTTTTTGTAAACGGTAGTCGGGCATACCATTGAGTTCAATGATACCACTCTCAACAAACCTGTAGCCTTCACGAATCAGTAGCGTAGTCATTAAACAGTCTCACAAGAAAGGTCAAATTGAATGCACTCAAGAAGAAGTTGATAATCTTCTACTGAGTCACCTGTAAATTGGACTCCAGAGTCCTCATAAAATCTTTTGACCTTTTTATATAGTTTGGGCTGAGAATGATCTAGCTCAATTGTGCGGTTGATGGCGTTCTGAAAAATTCCAATAGATTTGCGGAATTTCGATCTGAGTTGACTCATATCCTTGGTTGATTACCCTGTTAGTATAGCAGGGATACAGTGGTTTGTGGGAGGTGTGTGCCAGTTTATGAAGCGTTTACAGTGAGCTAATCGCTTCAGTCATCAAAGTGTGGGTCTTCACCATACTCTTCTTTGAAGCGAGCACGCTGGTCTTCTAGTCTATCACGCTTTGCATCATAAGCAACTTTGATGTCGCCTTCACGGATTTCCCAACTATCACCACTCTCATCTCCACGTAGTGGGTTGATACACTGGGAGTCACCTAGCTTGTTGCATACAAGACCGGCAAGGTCTGCTTCACTTCCTTTGTTGCCGGTGTGCCACATATGCTGACCGTTGATCCAGGTAGCGCCGCATTTGCCGCACTCCTTACGTTCCATCTTCAGGTCACTAAATTCACGTTCTTCCATATTGATTGATGTGATGTGTGTGTATTATATATCAATGGTTGATATACATTGTTCTGGGTGAACTATTCTGACGATTCAGAGTCAAGAGAGTATGACCTCTCAAGTAAATCAATTCTACCGCGTAGAGTCATTAGTTCAGCACCGTCATAGTTATCGGGTACTAGCTCCCACTCCTCGGTCTCAAGTAGCCAATAATTCATTGTCGCTCGGTCATTAGGATTCCTTCAAGATGATCATACTCGTGGAGGAAGACTCTTGCATCCATTTTGTGCAAACACCAATATTTGAAATCACCCTCAATGGTTTGGAACTTGACCCTAACCTTTGATGGGCGCTCAATCTCGATACGTTTGCCTGGGATACTAAGGCATCCTTCAACCATCAGAAGTCTCTCCTCAGAGGTCCAACTGATACGAGGATTGATTAGTTCAACAGTCTGCCCTGTTTTTAGGCGCATTACCATTAGGCGGAGGTTGTGCCCCACCTGAGGTGCTGCTAAACCAATACCATTACACTCAACCATTTTGGTTTTCATAGCACCAATAAGATCTTTGATCTCTGGTGTAATATTCCTAATGGTAGCGCAAGGCATTGTAAGGCACTTGTCTCCAATAATCTTAAGATCCAAATCCATTCTTTTCTTCCTTGAGAAGTTGTTGCCGAGATTCGGCAATGGTGCGAAGCTGAGTCTTCATAAAACGAATCTCCTCTTCACTGTAAAGGTGCCCGTGGTTTTGGATAGCCTCAGTGAGACTCCGTACCATTAGATCATCTCTGCTCATTTTCTTCATCCTCTGTGAATGTGTAAGTAAATCCTAGTGGACCCCCCAATGGAGTCTCACCGTCCTTCTCATCAATCCTAGTTGGTTCTGGGATCTCTGGGTCAGGAGTAGTATCTTGTCCGTGGACTTCCCTATTATACATCAGAACCGCCTTATCCACATCTCTTTCGATGCGGTTTTCTAGCAATTCAGGACTTTGTAGGATTAGTTCATTGATCAAAGCGATCTTGAAGTGCCTACCAATCTCGTCAATAAGTGCCCATAGCTGTAATGGTTTCAATCTGAGAATCCTAGTAAGAATGTCTACCGCTAAGTTCAATAACAAAGCGGTGATAAAGACATTCCTCTTCTTGATTTTTTTTGCTCCGAAGTGAAACTTCACCTCGAATTCTTTGATATCCATAATAATACTAATGTTAGTATTATTTAGAACTACGCAAGAACCACCTCACCTAATGAGAGCTGCCTAGCATACTCGTATGAATAACGAGTGCGAGCACCGTGGTGCCCCCAACCTAGCCAGTAATATGCCCTAGACATATAGAACTCAATGCTACGGTTGCTTTGCTTTAGATCTGACTCAATACGTTTCCACTGGCGTTCAGTGAATAGATACGAGACTTGTGCTGTAACTGTGGATGGATCGTGTCCTACCTGTCTTGCGTGGCGAGCTAGACCGTTATAGCGATCTACTGTGGTCCATTGGATAAGACCATAGCCACCACGAGTGCAGGACCAGAAACCTACACGAGCACCACCCTCACAGATGTTTGAGTGGAACTTGGATTCTTGTTTGATATTACCCATAACTGTCGCTAGGGCAGCCTTATCGGTAATACCACGCTCTTGGAGTGCAACAAGAACGACTTTTTCATTGTGGCTAGCGTTAGGGAGTACCCATTGGGTAACAGTCTCTACCTCCTCAACGACTGGTGTTTGTTCTACTACAGTTATCTCTTCCTTGACCTCTGTTACTTCTGGAAGTTTAGCGCTGGCTATGTTGAGTCCTAGGAGGGACACTAGCGGCGCCACTATAAGTAGTGCTTTATTCAAAATGGTAAATAGAATTCGACATCGGTATGGTCAGAGACCTCCCGCACAACTCCCTGTGTTGGAGCCCATAAATAATAGCACGACCCTATACCATAGGTCAAGATCTGTGCCACCTATAGGACAGTCACAATGAAAGATGATAAAGCTAAAAGGGATTCGATGACTGATCTGGATAAGTGTAACGAAGCCTTGGAAGAAATGATTGAGGAGTATGAGACATCGAAGACATCGTGCCCCTTACCAGAAACATCAATCCAATCAAAAGCAATTCAAGAGCTTATCAAGCGCGGTAACATCAAACCGAAGGAAGCTTAGTAAATTCATACCATTCCTTATCAGGCAATCCTCTAATCAAAGATCCTCTATGGTCATAGCATTGATCATTCAATAAGTACTTAGTCTGAGTCAAAGCAGCTCGGAAGTTATACTTCCTGTCGGAAATCGTATGAGAAGTATCACATACAAATGAACCGTGTACTACTTGGAACGTCATAGTAGCGGGACCATTGCGGAGAATGATATCACTGTCGTGGCAATGTAGGTCTAGGTACATATCCCGATAGGGAGTTTTATTCTTGTGGTAGAAATAAGAACAATGGAATTGGTTCTCAAATGTACGTTCGTGCTTTGCTAGTACGTACGCTGCGGCTTTTGGATTTGAATAGGCTTGATGCCTATTGCTCCAATCACCACTAAACCAATCGCAAAAAATATCAAGTAATAACATAGTAAATCCTTAGCTTTCCCAGAGGTCACCTTCTGCAATGCGACGTCGGGCTAAGCCTTCCTCCACACTAGTGCCTGGGTTACGGTATAAGTATAGCGCATCAGGTACCTTTGCCCACGATTTATCCCTCAAAACACGAGTAATGGTGTTGAAATCGGGACTTCCGTAGAAGTTCGCACCTAAGTTATAGGCAAAACTGAGCAGAGCACCGTGTTGGTTGTCGTTCATCTCATCCCAATAGGGGATAGTCTTTTCCAAAGTAGCAAGATAGTTGTACTTAAGTTGTTGAGTCAGTAAGAGTTCTGCCTTCTCTCTAGTAATCTTATCTCCCAAGTCAAAGGGTGAACCATCAATGTCTTTGGTAGAACCATAACCAATGGTGTATGGTAAGCCACCAGACAATGGGTCTGGGTATGCGTGGACCATTCCATCACCACCTAGTTGATGTAGCCCCTCAAATTCCTTTACTAGCTCCACACCAGCCTGTGGGAGCTTTCCACTCTCACTCTTCTGCTCTTCTACCTTAGCGCTAAAGATACGCCCCCAGCCGCTCATAGGACCCTCTACGGTCCATCTAGCTTCCAATACGCTCTTTTCGTATACAGCAGACTTACCTTTGTATACATTACCAGTGTAACCATCGTATAGATCACCGTATGGATCGTGGACGATGTAATCTCCATTGGTGTTCTTACCAATAACTATAATGATATGACCACCATATGGATCTTTGAGTGAACCTCTGTGGAGAATACCAATAACAACAGGGCGCTTTTTAGACAACTCTCTGTCTAGATCAGCAAAACATAAGTTATAAACAAACTCCGACTGGACTCCATACTCTGCTAAAACCTTTGTCTGAGCCCAATGATCTACACTATCTCCTACCGAGAAGACTTCACGTAGATATGCGTCATCACCCTTAGGTCCTTTTAGAGTACCAGGGCGAAAATATTCAAGAGCCATAGCACAGGCAGATGAATTACAAGTTCTTTCGGGTTGTGTGTAATTATCAGTCTGTGGATAATAAGGAACAGGAAGAACTAACTCAGCAACTTCTGGTTTAGGTTCTGGCTTGTTCCTGTATGTCTGCACCCACTTAGAAGCATCATCTAATAATTCAGGGGCTGCGGTAAGTAATGCCTTCTCTAACTCATCAATCGCATCTTGATGGTGAGATAACTTCTCATCGTAATACTTGAAGAAGTTTTTTAGATCAATTCTCATAATGTTTCCGAGACCACTTATTTAGTCTACCTATAAAATGAAATACTTACAACCTATAAATATAAAAGTAATGGTTGAAAGTTCTATGACTTGGCTCTACAACAACGAAGTATTCGACGAAACGCCAAGTAAGGAGTTTGAGGGATTCGTTTATCTAATCACAAATACTCTCAACGGTAAGAAGTATATTGGTAAGAAGCACTTCTGGACCCGTAGGAAGCAGAAGAAGACTGGTAGGAGAAAGACCCTAGAAAGTACTTGGAGGACCTACTACGGGTCTTGTGAGCCCCTCTCTGTTGATGTAAAAGCTATGGGGAAGGAGAACTTCCAAAGAGAGATACTATATCTATGTAAGCATAAAAAGTCTATGTCTTACTATGAGACTTACGAGCAGTTCTCTCGTAATGTTTTGATGACTGACGAGTATTACAACGAACACATTGAAGGGAGGTTCTTTGTAAGTGAAAGGTCAGGCATCTATGAGGTTGTATTGAAGAATGATAAGTTTAGGGAGGTAAAAAGACAGCAAATGACTGGCGAAAACAACCCATCAAAGCGTCCAGAAGTAAAAGCTAAACTATCAGAAATGTTTAGTGGGGAAGGGAACCCCAGATATGGTTGTAAAAATAGCAAGGAACAAACCGAAGCTATTAGAAAAGGTACTATAAAAACCGTTACTGACGGCAAAACCGTATGGGAAAGCACCAAACAATGTAATGAAGCGCTTGGACTTACTACTACCAAGTTCTATACACAAGTTCGTAGAGGTAATATCTGGTACTTATGAGAGATCAGATAGAGCA